AACTCTTAGCCCCATAAGTCCATCACTAAACGGGTCTTGTCTAAAAAGTATAAACATAAAGATACCTCCTAAAAATTAAGTAAGTATCTTTATTTTAAATGAATGATAGTTAGTAACGCAAGAGAAAAATTAGAAAAAAATATTTTTTTAAAAGATTTTTATTCAGGCAGGTTGTAATTCCATAATCCTAATCTACCTTTAACTTGTCGGATAGGATTTTTAAGAAGTGTAGGATTTTTTAAAATCCAGTGATATTGTCCATCTATAGACCACGGACTAGAGCTGTCTTTTACAATATCAACTAAATCAACATAGCCGATTATTGATTGACTTTTTAAAAGCCAAAAATTCGGATAATCAATGATTTTGTTTGCGTACTCTATTTCTGTCGTCGGCTTATCATTTTTAGGCATTCCAACATCAGTATATTTATCCAATAAATCTTCTACATAGTCATCATAAAGTCTATCATATTCTTAAAAAAATTACAATCATATTTTTAATTGTAAATAGTCGATATTCATAGCTTCGGCGATTTTTTGTAGCGTTGCTTTGCGGTTTTTCTTTGCCTTTTCAATCTGACTGTAAGCTGCTTGAGTAATACCTATTTTTTCGGCAAGCTCAGTTTGTGTAAGGTTCAAATATTCACGCCACGCTTGAATAGGACTTGTTTCATTTAATATAATTTTTTCAACCACCTCATGCGGTATTGTTATATCATTTTCTCGTTGTTTTGTTTTATGATTGCAAAGTGTTTGAAAAACTTTAAAAGGAACAACCGCATATTCAGGCCGTCCATCTTTTCCGGCTATAAATTGTACATCAATAAGTGTTGTCATCTCTTTTCTTTACCTCCTCAATAGATATTATTTTTACTGAATTTTCATAATCGAATAGAACACGGTATCTACCGACTCTCAATCTATATCCGTATGTATGATTTTTAAGTGCTTTCACATTTTGAACATTAGGAAATTTATTAAGAGTTCTTACCGCAAGAGTTATCTGTTTTTTATCATCTACCGGTAATTTTTGTAACTGCTTTAGTGCTTTACTTCTCCATTCGATTTTCATATAAGTATTATAAGATTTTATATAATTTTTGTCAATAGTTTTTTTGATTTTTGATTGTATTATTTTTCATACATCTTAATAATTTTTATACTTTATTCTCATAAAAACAAATATTAGGATAAATCCACATTAAAAGTTTTTTCTTTAGCTTGTATATATCGGTCTGTACACCTTTTACGTCTTCATATATGATTTTTCCGTTTTTGATATACTTAAAATCGGCATAATAATAAACTGCTCGGCCGCCTTTTTCTGTTTTTGGTACAAGTAAAAATCTGGGTTGCAATTCAAGACAGGCTATCTCGCCTATCTTTTCAAGCTGCTTTAATTCAAGGTATCGCCTCATTTCGGCCAAGCTGTCAAATATTATGCCGTCTATTGTCCGGCGTTCTTTACTCGATATGTTGTACTTATTTTTCTTGTAATACATACTTAATACCTTCTATCTCTTTTTATCGCTTCAATCAGCTGCTCTTTTTCAATAGGCCGATTATTTATCAGCACAGCCGAATTACAACGCAAACAACAGGTAGTTTTTAGGTTGAATGGATGATCGATTATTTTAAGGCCGTAAGTTTTAATATTTTGTTTTGTCTTGGGTATTCGATGTGCCATTTGTCCGGTACTCCAGTCTATTTTTTTACCGCAGACTACACAATGCCATTTATCACGGTTAAAAACATAAAGCCTTGTTTCTTTTATTGTCATTATCTATACCTACTATTTATTAAATGTGTTATGTGTCCTCTTAAAAGAGGATTGTCAGTTCTATACACCTTAATTATTCCACATTGTTTTTGATTGTCTGTTTTTTCTTTTGTTATTTCATTCATGCCGTATCTATGCTGCCTTTTGATATTTATTTATAAAAAACTGCTTACCTTCGACAGTAATCAGTGTTTGTGTGCCTGTTTTTTCTCCCTGCTGCCATTCTTTAACCTCAAAATATCCTTTTTGGATATACTCAGAATATGGGCATAGTTGATTGTGTTTATCCCTATATAAAAACCCGTCAAGTTGTAACATTTTGATAAATTGCCTTTCAGGTATTTTTAGTTCTTTTGCTGTGTTGCGGATATTTGTAGAGTTACCTCGACTTATAAGGGTATCAAAGTATTCTACTTTAGGCTTTTGCTGTTCGATTGTCTTTTCTGCCAAATATAGCTTTTCATTTAATGAATTGATTGTTTTGCTGGATACTTGTAAGGCTCTAGCCATAATCATTTCGGGCGTATTCCAAGCCTGCTCGACTTTAATTAGGTATTGCCGGATTTCACGGCCTTTGTCGTTATTTTCTACCATAGCCAATTCTTTGGCCATTGAAAGAGATAAAAGATAGTCTATCATAATTTGAGGGCGTGATTTTGCGTTCGCCAAATTTGGCGAGCTCAAATTTTCTGTTTTTTGATAATCTTTTCACTCTATAAAACCGTATTTTTCAATTCTGTCTTTTATCCAGTTAGAAAAATCACGGCCTACTTCAAGAGAATTATGTAAATCTCTTGCGTTGATATATTGTCTGTCTTCAGCAGTGATAATCTCTAATCCTGTTTGTTTTTCAATTTTTTCGTTTTCAAAAAGTTCCAATTCTTTCATTTTCTCCCTCCCACCGATTAAAAGAAGCCCCGCCGAAGTTGCAAGGATTAAGGAAAAGACAACCTCAGGCAGGGCGGGACAGTTATCAAGTTTTTATTTTATCATTACATTTTTTAAATAAAACCAAATAAAAATGTATTCCTAAAGCTATAAATCCGAAAACCGCTACAAAGATTGTTTGTTCAGTTTGTATAAATCCGGCGGTAACCAATGTTATTATTCCTAGTACAAGAGGTATCAGCACCCATTTATTCCGTTTTTGTTTCAAACAGTCAAAGACTGCGACACCTCCTCCGATCAATATAATCGCTGCTCCAACGATGTCGGCCGGTGTTGTTTGTCCATAAGTCATCATAAGAACTCCGAACAAAACAAGCCCTAAAATGATAATAAAAATTAGCTTAGCTTTCATATCTAAACCTCCTAAAAATAGTATTCATAAGTTGGGTTAGTAACGCAACATTATTTTAAAAAATATTTAAAAATTATTCTAAATATATCCCTTCTTCGGCAGCCAGTCTGTAAGCCGTTTCTATCAATAGGCTTTCTTCCTGAGTATTGCAATCAGCCTCGCTTTGTGGGAAAGGCCTATTAAAAAGAATATTCCATACAACCTCGCCGTTTTCGTCTTTCATAGCCGGATAATTCATTTCATACATAGCTTTTTCTTTTATGGCATATTTAACCATTGCAGGGTCATTACCTGTCGCATTTGCAATAGCCCGTATAAGTCCGTGAAGTTTTGTATTTTGCGAGTTTTTGCCGGTAGTGCGTTTTTTGTACTTGTCAGATAAAAGTAATTCTATAGGCGGTGCTATGTATTTTTTCCCTTCAGAATACCTATAATCCATTTCCTTGCGGTGTAAATCTTTGCGATGCAGGATGTATGCTTCCATTTGTTTAATGTCAATATCGCCTGTAAGTTTAAGTGTCAATTCTCCATTTTGCCATTTTATAACTTCTACTGTTGCATCTGTTTTCATTTTCCCTCTCATTCCGCTCTTATCGAGTGTTCTTTAATCCATTTTTCTACATCTTCAATCCCTGTAAAATAATTGCAACAAGATATTATCCTTTTTAAGTCGTGCATAGCTTCTTTTTTCATCTCATCATTACTATTTGAATTTGAAAAAATTGCTATCACTTTTTTCTTATACCCGAGCCCTGTTTCTTCAGAAGCAAGGCATATACAATCATCGCCTATGCTTTCTATATCTGCAATTACGCCTACAAGTTTTTTATCATAAGTCCATTTCATAATTATCTCTTTTCCTGTTTTTCATATAATTGTTTAATAAAAAGTTGTATATGTTCAGGCGGCTGAATATTTTTCTCTTTAGCTTCAGCTGCTTTTAAAAGAATATCCAGTTCTGCATTTAAAATCTTCAATTTCCGATACTGTCTTTTTTCACTAAAACTAAAATTGAGTAAGCAAGCCAGCAAAGCAGTCAATAAAAAATTCAGTATAAAAGTTATCATTTTTTTATATTTTCATCCTATTTCAATAATCTTTTTAGATTTTTCTTTTGTACAACTTTTGTAAAAGTTTCAAGTTTCGCAATAAGCTCTAGGATTTTTTCTTTCGGCGGTTCGGGTAAATTGTTACGCTTAGGATTTGAGTCTGCCCCGATGTTTACTTGTCTAGGATTGCAATATCTTATCATTGTGATAAATTCCAGTAAGTCAAAAGCCATAATAGGTTCGATTGTAATAAACTTATGTTCCGTAGGGATGCTTGCAAAACTTAAAACCCTATCAATTATAGCGGGACTGTTATTCATTATGCCCTCGTACACTCTGTTTGTTTCTAGTGTCGTACAGATAGAAACATTCGATTTTAACTCATCCGAAAAATAATATAATCTATCGGGGTTTTTCGTTTGAAGAAAATATTTGTTTTCTGGATACTGTGCGCAGTGCTCCAGCGTTTTTATTATCCACTCATCTGGGATACTTTCAGCAAACATATCGCAGCTTGAACCGATAAAGATAAAATTATTCTTTCCTAAATCGGTTTTAAGTTCCTTTTCGTCAAAATGTAATGGCGGCTGTTTTCCCCAGCGCTTCATATAACAGTAGCTGCATCCGTGCGGACATTCGCCCTTGATTGTGTTCCAAGTGTGAGTGATAAAGTCGTACATATTCCCGGTTGATTTATTTAACGGCATTTTTTATTTCTCCAGTGTTTCTATTTCTTCAAGTTCCAAACGCACCTCATCAAATTGAAAAGGCTCAAAAGCAATAACTTTGATTCCTGATTTATCTCCTAATAAATCTAATTCATTGTTCTCTTTTACATATTCTTTTATTGCTGTTAAGTCATTGCCGTACCGCACTCCAGCCCTTATTACCTCTATAGCGCACATCTTTATAACTTCGCCAATACGATCTGTGTCTTTGTCGTAATACCAACCGTAGAAGTCTAATATGGTGCAGGCGGGTTCTTCTGTAAGAATATCTGTATCGACAGCAATTGTAACTTCTGCAACACCATAATCATAATTAAAGTGATATATCTTTTTCATTGATTATCCCCTCTGTTTGTTTAATCCTTTCTCCAATCCACCGCATTATCGGCACGGCCATACTGTTACCGATTGCTTTATAACGATGACTATCGGGACATTGGTCTTTAGGCTTACCGTTCCATTCGATTTGTGTATAGTTATCAGGAAAGCCCTGTAAGCGTTCACATTCAAGAGGGGTAAGACGGCGGATGTTTCTCCCTTCTTTAATTATCGTTTCACTCCCGCCGCCGAAGTCTCCGCCGCTTGCCCTTAAGGTTCCGATGCCCTCTTTATATTGAGCAAAAGAGGATTGTGTATAGCTTTCAACGGCAAATTGATTGTTTAAGATTGTATCGCAGTCAAAGTCTCTTGCTTCAAAGCCTGCAGTAAGCGTTCCGGTAATTTCTTTTTTCTTACCTTCGCCCTCCTCAAAAGAAGTTCTAGGTTTTTCTTGCTCAAATAATACTTTTGCGGCAAGGTCTGCCCTATTATCAGAATGTCCGATAACGAAGACTCGACGGCGGCGCTGGGGTACTCCGAAGTATTGAGCGTCAAGCACCCGGTAAGCCCACCCATACCCGCATTCTTCCAGCCCTGCAAGGAAACTTGCAAAATCAAGTCCTTTACCGCTGGATAATACTCCGGGGACATTCTCCCATATAACCCATTGCGGTTTATATTTTCCCACAATGTCCAAATAGGAATACATAAGCTGTCCTCTAATATCGTTGGTTCCGCCTCTTTTTCCTGCAATACTGAAAGCCTGGCAAGGTGTTCCTCCGACCAGAATGTCAAATTGTCCGATGTTCCATTTTTCATATTGCGTAATATCTCCATAGTTTTTTACGTTCGGGTATTTTTGCTTTAACAATTCGCACGGGAACGGTTCTATTTCTGCAAAACCTACAGGTTTAAAGCCTAAAGGCTCCCATGCGACTGTTGCAGCTTCTATGCCTGAACATACGGATAGGTAGGTCATATACCCAACCCCTTACATTTTTCTTCATATTCTTCCCAATCTAAATTAACACCGCACTGAGGGCATTGAGCTATTCTGCTGTAATAAAGAGATATTTCTTTTCCTCTGTTTGCAACATTACAAATAGGACAAGTACATTTTATTGAATCAAAGGTATCAGATATAGGATCATAATGTGTATAAAGAACAGGCTTTACTTTTATTGTTACCTTAGGAAAATAGCTATCATTGTCTTCTTGCTCTATAATAGTAAAATCAATATCATTCATTTACTCCTCCACCAATTCCCCGCAGGGACTGCCGTCATCTGCAAAGCAAAACTCATCACTTAAACGCTTCAATGTTATCTGTTCAAAATTTGAATACAAGTATCGGCTATCATAAGCTGTTATCAATATACAAAACTTAGAATCTTTATATTGCAAATACCCACCGTGTTTCTTAATTACCTCCAATGCTTTATCAATACTCTCAAAAGGCTTGTATTTAGGTTCGGCGGGCGGTTCGATAAGATAGGCGTAACAATACGCACAATCATTACCTACGAACAAGTCATCACCACCATCGTTATGTAATCTGTAGAACGTTTCTGCACAGTTAGTATCTTTTTCTTCTCCTACTTTTCTCCGTAAGCCTCGTATAGTATCTGCAAAAAGACATCTACTGCCTATAGGCAATTCATCGGCATTAACCGCCGTATAAATACGATTCTTGTCAAATTCCATAAACTATATCTCCTTTTATTTATCCCAATCAGGATGTCTTTTAATCCATAGTTTGATATTCACTTCTTTTGTACAAGCAGGCTCGCAGTTAGAAACTTCATAATCTTTTAATACTTCCCTTACAAACTTTTCTGCTGCCTTTTTCATTCTTTCTGTGGGTTCTGTAGCAACATCATCGAAATAATTAAAATTACAATCCAAAGATTGTAGAAAATCATCTAAAAGACAAGCCGCCTCACCTTTTACATCAGGCTTCATTTTTGTAAAACCCGTTAATGTTAAGACGCTTGGTATTTCCTTTTCTTCTTCTTGTAGATTTCGTAAAATTTCCTCAACCGCTTCATTTACGCTTGTATAATACAAACGCTCACTGTCGGCTAAATCCCAATAATCAATCTTTTTCATTTTTCAATTCTCCTTTTAAAACCATCAACCTTTAATTTCCGGTTCACACGCTCCGCATTTCAGGACGGGAGCTTTCCCAGTTAAAAAGTACTACTTCTCCGACTTCTTCAATTCTATCACGCATAGCCCTTCCTTCATTAAGGTCTATGTGCTTACATAATGTTCCTAGGTCGATATTACCGCAAAGAATAACCGGCAGCATCTCGTTGTATCGGCGGCGTAAGATAATGTTAAGCCATCCGATCCGGCCTTCCGTTTTTTTTACTTTGTCAACTTCGTCAATTACCAACATTGGGCAAAAAGAATACTTGTTAAGAACGGCGTTTTGACCTTCACCAAAACCGGCTTGAGCGTCGAGTAAATCGGTCGCTATATCATCAAAATCCCGATAGATACCGCCTGTAACTTTTAACACAGCATGAGCTAAATGCGTCTTGCCGGTGCCGTTGTTTCCTAAAAGCAAAAGCCATTTATTTTTAGGCTCTTTTGCAAAAGCTAAGACGGCTTTATAAGCGGCTTCACTTTGCGGTGTTACCTTGTAATTTTTAAACCCTGCGTGAACATAACGCTTAGGTAATCCGTCAATTCTGTCTAAAATCCGATCCACCGCCCATTTTTGCTGCTCTTGATTTTCCTGCTCTTCAAGACAAAGAGGGCAAAGGTTTTCGGCCTCATCAAGAGTTTCATACTCTAGCCCATGAAAAGGGCAGATTAGCCTTATCACTTTTTTGCCTTTGAAAAAGCGTTGCTTTATTTTTTCAACATCAAAAGTTTTTTCGGTAACGGTTATGTTGTTATTTTCAAAACCTTGTTTTAATACTTGCATTTCACCCCCTAAAACATCACGCTTTCTAAAGCCTCGCCGATGTCTATCTCGATTTTTTGTTTTGAACGCAAGGCTTCAGGTATCGAGCTTTCCGAAAAGTCTTGCCTTGAAAAGTCATTTTGTGTAAAAGGCGGATGCTGTTTTTTAAAATCCTGCTGCCGTTGCTCCCAAGTGTGAACGCAGGCTCTCCAGTTTTTCATCTTGTTTTTGCCGACATACCAGTCTTTGCTCTCGTAAAAGTTATAAAAAGCAACAGGATCTACCTCGTTTTTTCGCTCATTGCAATAACTTGCAATTTCAGGGATAGTCGGTTTTACAAAACATTTACGCTTTTTTTCAGGTTTTGGAATTTCAGAAAAAGGGGCAGGCTCTGCCTGCTCAGGCGGCTTGTCCGCCGTCTGTGGATTTTCTGATTGCCCACCTCTTTCTAGGTTAGGTAATATATCTAAGCTAGATAAGTTAGAGTAAGGGTTTAAGTTAGAGTTGGAGTTGTCGTCCGAATTTCCGTCTTTTGGGTATATGGTATCCGTTTTTGGGCATACGGTATCGACTTTTTCCGCATTTTCGGTATATGGTATCTCGTTTTTGGGATATGGTATATTCTTATTGTCAGGTACTTCATTTTTCTTAGGCTCCGATTTTTCAATTAAAAAATCATCTATGTTATAGTAAAAATGATTTTCTTCTCTTAAAAAATTGATGATATTTTCAGGTAAAGCTCTTAAAGAGCGTACTGTACCTAGTTTTACCTTTGGGCTGTTTATGTTTTGGTGCTTTAACCATTTAGGCAAGATTATATATTCTTCAAAGTAAAAAGCCTTTTTTGCTTTTGCAAAAATATTGAGCATTCGTATAACTTCTTCTCTTGGAATACCTGTATCATCTTTTATTCTCTTTATTGTGATTTTATAAACCCCGCAAATTGAGGTACATTCATTTGTGAGTAAATACATATAGAGAAGTTTTTCCAAACCTGTTAAACTATCAACCCAATCATCGCTCCAAAATGAAGATGATATATACCGTTGTACTGCCATAAATTATTTCCTTAATATTTTTTCCCATGTAAAGGTTCACGCAATTTGTTGTATTCCATTTTTGCATTGATAAACTTTTCAATATCAATATTCAAATATCCGCAAAGACTGGCTAAGCGAATAAAGGCATCTGCTATTTCAACCTCGAAAGTATCTTTTATTTCGTCCATTTTCGGTAAAGTAAAATTAGGAGGAAGCGAAACAAAAGACATATACTTTCCCTGTCTATGAGCCTCCATTGCTTCTGATAACTCACTTACTATCTGCATTAAAAGGCAGCCTATGTTTTGATTGTTCCAGTTATCATAAAAGCCTTTTTCTTTGGCATTTTCATAGGCATTTTGTACTAATTCGTTGATTGTCATCTTTTTACTCCTCTACCAATTCCCCGCAAGGGCTACCGTCGTCGGCAAAGACAAAACCCTCAAATAACTCTTCAGGTAAAACCCAATCCTGTAGTATTTTTACTCGATCATCACTTTTTCCGACTACAAGACCTTGTATATCGTCGTCTTTCCATTTTACCCATCCGCCGTGTTTTTTGATTGCTTCCATCGCTTTATCAATACTTTTAAACGGCTTGTACTTCGGTTCGGCTGGTGGTTCGATGAGATAGGCTAAAGCATAATCCATATCTTGATGTAAAGAGCGATTGTGTATAATAAACCGTGCACAATACGCCTCATCTTTTATTTTTGTAAGAGTTTCTATATTAAAAAAATCAGTTTGTAAACAGTCTTTTATTTCTTTTATACTGTTTGCAAAAATACACCTACTCCCAATCTTCAATTCATCGGCATTAACTGCCGTATAAATACGGTTCTTGTTAAATTCCATTCCTACGCCTCCACCCATTCATCAACAGTCTTTATTTCAAGTCCAAGAGCTTGAGCTATTGATAGTTCTAAATCTCGCCCCTGTGATTCGTGCTCACTTTCAATCAATGCGATTGATAAGTTTTCATTTCTTGCGATAATTTCAAGACATTTTCTCATACACTTATTCCAGTCCCAATTTTCTTTGCAAAATATGACGGGCGATATTACGCTATAACCGGCTTCAATAAGTAGTTTGCGTGCATTTTCAAAATCCGTTTTGTAATTAGGATTTTTAGTTATAGCTCCGCATAGATAAAGTTGTTTCATTTCCTCAGCCTCCCTAGTTCGCTATTTTAAAATCATCTAAATCAAATAATGTCGGAGCGTTCTTTTCCATATCTGCTTCCTTTAAGTAGATAATACCGTCATTAAAAGATATTTCATTCAATTCATGTCCTATCCCGTATCTGCCTTTTTTAACAGCGATATAAGGCACTGTAAAAAGGCCTGCAAATGGATCATAAACTACATCGCCTTTGTTTGAGTAACGCTCGATAATTCTTTCAACCGTATCTATTTGCAAGGGGCAAATATGCATATTCATTTCTTTTCTTGACTGTTCACTATTTAAGGTGTACATACGGTTTATATCATCCCATACATAATCGCTATTTGATGATACACTCATTACTGAAAAAGAAGCGGGGAGTTTTTTTGCTTTATCCAATTCTTCTGCAAGTTTGATATGCTCGTTGTAATCATATATATTTTGTTTTGAATAGATAGAGTACAGCTTTTGCATATCGGATACAGGGCATTCTTTTAGTTCTTCTAGTGAAACAAGTCTATTACCGCTAGACCTCCAATAAGCGTGAGCGTCTATCTGCCATTGCCCACGGCTATATTCTTCTTTTGTTTTTTTTACCGGAACATCGGCATAAGCTCTTGTTGTATCTGTTGGAAGTTTTCTAAAAAGTAAAATATATTCAGGACATCCGACACCCATTTTTGAACCGTCCTTGCATTGTTCAGTCCATCCGAGTCTATAGGTTTGATTATTTTCTCGAACAACATCGGTAGTAATTACAATACGCCCCATATACTTAAAGCCGTGTTTCATAAAGTGAAAAACAGTCATATCGCTAAATGGATCTAAAGTAGGCATACCATATCCTGTAGCATTGCCGAATAAAATCCTATCTTTAACATGTATAGCAGCAACTCTACCGGGTTTTAAAACTCGCAATAAATGAGGTGTTAAAAAATCCATCTGTTCAAAAAACTTATTGTTATCTTCATTATGCCCAAAGTCGTTATATGTCGGCGTATATTCATAATGATTACTAAAAGGAATTGAAGTCATTATCAGGTCTACAGAATTATCTTGAACTGTTGGTATTTCGATACAGTTATCGTTTAATACAGCCTTAAAACTTTTACCCTCTATAACTTTTCTTTCAACTCCGATTGTGCGAGCTAATTTTTCCGTAAGGTTTACAGATGACAGACCATATTTTTTTACAATCTCTGTCATTTGTAATACAAGGTATCTATGCTGCTCCCATTTTTCTTCCAGAGCTTTTAATATAGCCTGCTCGCTTTCGGTATAAATTATATGAACCTCAACAGGATAATTCTGCTGGAAGCGGTATATGCGGTGAACGGCTTGAATAAAATCGTTGAACTTATAATCAATACCGACAAAGATACATTTATGGCAATGGTATTGCATATTTCCGCCTTGAGCCGATATATCTGGTTTTGTTGCAAGATATTGCAATTTGCCGTTTTTGAACCGTCTTGTAATTTCAACATTTTTTTCTATATCTTGAGAGCCGAATACAAAACCTGCTTGCGGTACTACTTTTTGAAGCGCATATCTTTCAGCTTCTAAGTTATGCCAAAGAATAAAATGCTCATCTGGATTGTTTTTTAATATTTCGAGTGTTTTATTAACACGCACCGGAATACTATCATGTTTTTCCTTTGCCGCTTCTTTTAATCCCATGGCAGCATCTCTAAACATTTTAATTTGTCCATCATCTTCACTTCCGGCAGTGCTGTGATCTGCTTCTACTTTATGATATATGATTTTAAAATCCGGTAAGTCATATCCTTCATCAGAATATGAAGGATTAACATCTGAAGGTTTTGTGATAAATAATCCCCAGCTTGACACCCAAGCCCAAAATTCTTTTTCTTTATGCGGATATATGGTAAGTTTATTTGCCTTTGTGCTATCTCTTTTGAAAAAGCGCGTGAGTGCTTGCCCCGTATCCATTACACCTAAAAATCCGGCATAGTGAATAAGCTCTTTGTATTTGTTAGGCGACGGCGTTGCAGTTGCAACAAACTTATACTTTACATTTTTAAACCTAGGCAAAAACTCTTGATATGTTTTCGAGCCGTAAGAACGCAATACGGATGCCTCGTCTAAACTACAGGCCGTAAATGTATTAAGGTTTATATTCCCGTCTCTTACTCTTTCATAATTTGTTATTAAAATGGAAGCAGTAGAGCTGTCAATCTCTTCTTGATTTTTAACATATTGTAAAGGCAGATTGTTTAATAGTTTTTCTGCATCATTGAAAAACTCATCTACGATATTTAAAGGGGTAACAATTAAAGCCTTACCGCCTTCTTTTTGCAAGATAAGCCGTAAAATTTCAAGCTGTATTACTGTTTTTCCAAGTCCGAAACTAGCAAAGATTGCACGGCAGCCTCCGTGAAGTGCCCATTTTACGGCATCTTTTTGGTGTGGTTTTAGAATGTCATTTATTTCGGATAATTCAACATTAAATCCGCTATCTTGTGCTATTGCAATTTTACTTCTTAAAAACTCATCATAAGTCATTTTGTTTACCCCTTAATCCTTTTAAAGTTTTACTATATTCTCAGCTATAAATATTTTATCACTTATGTATTTTCCGTATATTTTCACATAAGAGCCTTTGAGTTTATCTTTTAGCTCTTTTGCTTTGCTTCCTAAATATTTTACTTTTATTTTTTCGCCGTCTTGCTGTATAATTGAAAAAATCAGCTGCGGTTTTTCAAGTACAATGAAACAAGGTTTATTCTCAAGTAATCCTTTTAATTCTGTCATAATCTTACCCCACCCAATAAATTTTATTGTCAATTCTACTATCCTCGCCGATAGGATAATAAGAAGCCTTAACAAGTAATTTTGAAAAATTATCACTTGTAATGTTTAACATCTTTTGTAATTTCAATCTTTCAATTCCGTTTAATCCTACTTCTTTCAACATTTTTATTAAATCCTCCAGTTTTTTATCGTAGTAGTTGTTTTTTTCTTTTTTCATTTCCATACTCTTGCGATAATTCAAAAAAGAAAAATAATCATCATCAGTAAAAATATATGTTAAGCGGTTATCAATAAGTTCTTTTTTTAGTTTTTTCTTGCGTGCAAAATAACGGATAGCCGCTTTTTGATAACCCGTTTTTTCTGCAACCGTGCCTATTGTGTACAATTCTCCCTCCCTTTGAAAGAATTATGCTGTAAGATATAATCCGCTCTTGCACGGTAAAGAACGGATTATATCAATCTAATTAAAACGGTATATTATCTAACCCGTTATTGACAGGCGGCGGATTGTACGGGCTGCCTTGTCTGTTGTTCTGTTGTCCTCTTTGATTTTGCGGTACATAGGCAGACTCTGCATTTTGAACCGGACGATTTCCATAACCGTTTTGAGGCGGTGTATTTTGTCTACCGTAACCTTGATTATTTTGAGACTGTTTGTTGTTTTCAACAATCAATCTTTTTACTTCAAAATACTGTTTGCCCGAAAACGTGGGTTCTCCCTTGTTAATGGCAATTTTACCTCTTGCACCGATCCAAGATGATATTCTAAAATTACCTCGCTGAATATTAAAACAATCAAAGAAGCGAGTTATATTTTGATTAGTTCTTATCCACGCTTCTTCACTTGATTTGTCATCAACCAGATAATATTTTAACTGCCCTTGTTCAGGAATATCAAAATCCAAAACAACCATTTCATTGCCGGATTGAGATGTCTTTTCCTCAGCTTTGACTATTGTACAATCCCATTCTCCAGCCTTAAAATTACTTCCACCGTAATTTTCATCAATTCTAAAATGTTCACCAAATGCCATTTTATATCTCCTTATTTTTTAAACTGATATTTTATATCGATTTTATCCATAAATGATTGAAGTTCTTTTAATTGAGCTTCGGTTCCCATAGCTGTAAAATCAACTGTGTATATTCTTTCACTTGCTGTTGATGTGATAGGCTCACTTTCAGTATCTTCTTTCCCTACTTCTTGCGGCTTTTCTCTTTCTTCATTAAGTCTAGCGAGTTCATTAAGTGTAGCTTCCATATCTCCGTTTAAGTCGTTGTATATTTTACAGGCCTCAATTTCACTAACCTTAGCAATATCACCGGAGCATAAACGGCTTAACTCTTGGTAGTCTTTTTTCTTTTTTTCTTCGATATCTGTTTTTTCTGCTTCCAGTTTTGCAAGTCGTTCACGGTTTGCCTTTATTTCATCAGCCTTAGCTAATGCAGCATCAAGGTTAAGAGTTGAAAGATAAAAATCCCTAGCCTCCGTTTCTCCGATACGCTCAAGAACATTTAAATCGCTTTTTATTTTTTCGATTTTTTCTAAGATTTCTTTTTTTGTATCTTCAATTTTAGCCGTTTTATTAAGCCATTTATCATTGAAGATTTTATCAATTCCGATAAGCTCAAAATTAAGAGAATTGAAGTATTCAACAATGATAGTTTTTTTTGCTTCCTTTTCTTTATTTTCAACTGCCTTTACAATGAGATCAATTTCACCCGATGCAGTTTTTATCAAGGCTACCGTTTCATTTATTGTATTTTTAAAGTCATCGATAGGCTTCATAAATTGTCTTTCTATTTCAATGCGTTTGTCGTTTAGCATTTTTGCGGCCTTGTTTAATTCCGCCTTATCCTTCTTTGCATTGTCAATAGTATCAGGGCTGTAATTTTCTGCCTTATAAAACTGTAATTGTTTTTCTACCTGTGCTTTTAATTTTTCAGCGTTAGTCGTAAGCTCCCCTATGTTTTGCTTGTAAATTTCCAATTCCAGCTTAATAGGTTCTACATCTCTCACATTTTCTATAACTTCTAAATCTTTCATAAAATCATCTCCTATTGTTTGATTGTTTTGATAAGCAAATATAATTTGCTTTATTTGATTTTCCGTTAAATGCGGAATGTCAAATACCTTGTAATTGCCGCTTTTTGGAGTATGTAAAACCTTTAAATACTCTTTTTTAAAAAAGAGATTGTAAAGGTTTAATTGCAACATCCACATAAAAATATCCGGCTCGTTTTGTGTTTTTATGTCATAGACGGTATCTATGCCTATTATGTCAGCCGTTCCGGCAAATGTAAAATTGTCGTATTCGCAATAAAACGTTTTTTCAAAAACACAATTATTGCGGTTAATTTGTTTTTCAATCCAGTTTGCCTCGATTGAACTTATTACCCCTGTTTCTATTTCCTTATGTATTGCCGTCCCTCTGTCTGCTGCTTTTTTCAAAACATCAGGCGGTATATGCGATAAGTCTTGAGCCGTTACAATTCGTATTATTTTTGTAACAGACGGAATAATACGGCCGTTAAGTTTGTATGTATGCCAAACTGGATCGAAGAAAAATTCTTTATCTTGCGAAGTCCATGATTGAGTTACCTGCATTTTGATTTTCTCCTCTTTGTATTTGTGTAATATCATTTTTCGGCAATCCGTAATATTCACGGATCACTGTATCAACTGCTTTTAAGTCATTCGGTATTAAAGCATTTTCAAACATACCCATAGGTGTTTTTACCGTGTCGCTTCCGTTGTTGATTGTTGCAAAACAAAATTGCCGTTGACTGTTACCGTCTAAAGTTACAACAGTTTTTAAGACTATAGAAAATAAGCCTTCTACTGTGATTTTTTCGTCCAGCAACTGCCCGATTGTTTTGCATTTTTCCGTGCCGTCTTTTGTTTTTTCAATATGTGAAAGAAAATATACAATCTTATCATCAGGTAAATTGATTGCCGTTTCTGTCAGATTGAAAAAATTACTTCCGATGTCGGTAAATTTCTCATAACCTTTTTCTTTTGCTCGGTGCATGTATTCAAAAGCCATTAAATATTGAGCATCATCAATGATTATGCTTTTTGAATTCGCTCTTTTTAAGATTGTTTCAATCTCTTTGTAGTTGTCGCTTTTTAGCATCGCCAAATCATTTTTAAAGGGAAGAGGCTTTTTTGATACATTTACTACCGAAGCCTCGCCTTTTTTAAAATTCCGTAAACTCGTAGATTTTCCGGTTCCACTTTCTCCAATAACTAATACAATTACTGCCATAATTCTCTCCTTAATCCTTTTTATTTTTTACACTTGCAATTATTACAATCGCAAGTGCAATCATCGATAATTTCAATATTGTTAAGCGATACAAAATCTCCGAATGTTTTACATCTGAAGATTGAAAAACCCTCACGATTTTTGATCGCCCATTCCATATCGCCGACTGTTAATTTGTCGTTGATAGCTTTTCCTACTGCATAGCTATACAAGGCCGCAGCTTGTCTGTTTTTTAAATAAACCTTTCCCCTCATTTTTTACCCCCTATTTATTTTGAAAAAAAATCTCTAGGCGATACGCCGTAATATGAATATAGATTACGGCTCGCCTTGTATTCTTCTAACACTTCTTTGTAGTCATAGCTTGCCAGTATTTGATACTCAAGCTCGCTTTTGTCAACAATGCAAGTATCAAGAGCTGTTAATTCCTCATCTGTGTATTCTCTGTCTATGCCGACGATATCCATATCGCTTATGTCTTCAGAATACTCGACTCCAAGCTCTCCATTTTCAATAGACCATTCAAAAGGTTGCTTAACCTTTCGGCCGTCTGATAAGGTGCTGATTATCTCGCCTTCGTAGGTAGATATTTCTATTTCTTGATATTGCATTGCTAACATTTTTTTAATTCTCCTTTACAGGCTCGGTGTAATAAATAAGACAGGAATAGCTATCGTCAGCCGATGACATTTGATATTTGATATCAATAATTGCTAGTCCTAGTTCTATTTCTTTTGCTAAAAACTCATTAACCTTATTTTCTAGGTCGTTGCTGTCATTGTAACTTGTAAATATTTTTATTTTCTTAACGTACATATCTAATCTCCTTAATTTACCGCCTAGTCAAAAGGCTAGGCGGCGTGTTTTATTTATGCTGCTATTTTTTGCTGTTGCTTAATATTTTTGAGCCAAACATTGCAAAAGACGGTTGTATCTTTTTGTGTTTTAAAAACCTTTTCAACTTTGCCACTATCATCAAAGGTGATTAAGTCTTTTGATAAGCCTAAGCCGTCCATTTTTTCATAGATAGGGTAATACTCGGTGCCGTATGAAAATTCTTTTTTTAAGAAAACCACTTCCGGATCCGCCATTAAATCTCCGTTCTGCTCATAGTAGTGTGCTACTGAGATTTTGTCATCTGCGATTTGTTCTACGATAACAGGCATAAAGCCTTGCGTGTTGCTTATCTTTGCATAGCCGTCTACCATTTTAGACTCTAAAGCTTGCAATACTTTTTTTGCCGTTGCATTGATTGCTTTTGCATAGCCAAAGCCTGCGATAAGCTGTTCTTTTTCTTTGGCTTTTTTTTCTGATTGCTTTTCAGCATTTTTTAAAATCTCAAGTGCCATTTTTTCTAAATCTGTCATCTTCCTTAATCCTTTTAATTTACCGTCTAGCTTTTTCACTAGACGGCGTATTTTATTTATGCTACTTTCCTTGCGGTTCTTGCTACCAACTTAGCAGGTTTGCCGCTTTTACCGATATTGAAATCGACATAAAAATTAGTGTCAAAATAATCAATCATAGAATCGCTGTCATCGTAGTTATAAGAAGCAAGTAATTTTTTTATATCCTGTAAAACTTCCAAGACAGCAGGATTCATCCATTCAAGACCTCTTAAGTAAGAGTTTAATTGCTGATAGTTAGCTTTTTGTATTTCTTCTTGTACAATTTTTTCAATTTGTTTTTCTGTGTAAAGAGTTGATTGTAGAACCGTATCTCCAACATAAACTGGAGTAGTCCATCGCTGATGCTCATTTTCAACTTCTTTTTTCATAACCTCGTAATTTACCAACTCTACCGGATGCTCCATAAGAGTAACCGATATTCTGCAATAGTCCGATGTTATGGAAAAACGGTAATCGGAATGCGCTTTTCTAACATAATCTCTTACGATTGCTGCAATGTCTTTTATTGTAAGGTTGCTGTTGTAGTTTGAACCTTTCCATCCGTGCTGTGTGTAAAACTCTTGTTTTGTCATCTTCCTTAATCCTTTAGTTTTTTTCTAAAAACTTAAAAAAAAAGGCGGCTGGAACTTGACCTTTCCAACCGCCTAACTTTGGCTAAAAGCCTTTAATAAGCAGGTCAAGTAAGACTTATTAAAAGCTCTTTGATAACTTATCAAATATGCTTTTTTTCATATCTGATATTGTTATTATATACTTAATTAAATATATTGTCAATAGCTTTTATACGAATTTTAGCATATTTTATCACTTTTTTTTAGTTTTTTTATGCCGATAATATGAATATGCGTATAAATCCTGATATTTTTTATGAAAATGTTAAATTACTTGTAAAAAATGAGAATACAACTATTGAAAAAATGTTATCTTCTATTGACGATTTAAGTATTAAAGCTCTAAGTTCTTATAATTCAATGCGTCAAGCCGGTAATCTTCCTAGAGCCGATGATGTGCTGCGTATTGCCGAGTTTTTCGGCGTGTCGGTCGAGTACCTTATAACAGGGAAAATGCCGGATAATAAGGAAAAAATCAACAAAATCAAGGACGACCTATTGAATGTTATTCGGGATTTGGATAGCATCTAAAAACGGCTAAAACAGGCTAAAAACGCCTAATACACTTGATAAATACCTTGAAATTGGGTATAATCTAGTTAGGGTTACTGTTTATGGAAAAATACGAAAAACTACAAACTATTGAAATCACTTCTTCATTGCTCAAAAAGTTAAACGGTGCTACAAAAGACCTTATAAATTACGGTATATGGTTTTTATATGAAGTAGATTATCCCATAAACAAAAATGTTAAATATCTATTATCAACCGATAAACAAGATATGCTTCTTGCTGAAGACGGCGGAGCTATAGGAATACGCCAAAAAGGCGTAGAGTTAAAATATAAATCAATAATTAACTTTGATGATATACCAAAACCCGAACCTATAAACCTCGCAGAAAAGATATGGGCATAAGAAAAGACAATACACAATGGATTTTTATGCTGACAACCTCATCAAAAATAGAAGATAGACATCTAAATGATATTATCTTCGGTGTAAAAATCCTTTTACATAAAAATGTACCCATTCAAAATATCACCTTGATTATAGATGAAGATAGAGATACTGTATTACAAAAAATGGCATCCCTACTAACTCAAGATACCGCAATATATAAATATTCAGATATAGATCAAATACTATCATCTTTAAATAAGGATAATATAGTAATTACAGTTACCGGACACGGAAGTATTGACGGGATTGATAATACCCCTCCTATAAAACCTTATGATTTTTTGCACACAATAAAAATTAAATCAACCGCAAAAAATGTATTTATTTTACTCGGTCAATGCTATGCCGGTATTTTCAACCTTATGCGAGTAACAAAAGGTCAAAAAAAGGGTGGAGCATATACACCTCATATAGTAATTATCGGTGCTGCCAATATTTCAACGAGCATAAGCCTTTTAGTTAAATATGACAATATATCTTGGGACGCAAATATTATGCTTACTGCCTTTTTCCAATGGCTTAAAACACCCATAGATATTGATGGTGATAAAAGATATTCTTTCATTGATGCTTTCAAATATATAACTTATATAACAAATAATGAGTGTCAAAAAATAGATAAAAGGCAGCATATAGAAACAATACAACTAATAAATAAGTATTCGGAAATACAGAAAAAATTAGAAGAAAAAAACGAAGAAGAATTAACCCTCGATGATATTCTTACAATTCAATCAATAGAAAGAAAACTATCAATAAACTATGTGCCTCAAGAAACTTGGATATTAAATTCAAACCCTGCACTAAACACAGATGTTAAATTATAAAAACTAAAAAAAACACCCACAAATAAAAAGAAAAACTCAAGGCAGATTTTCTTTTCGGAGGAAGATAATCTGCCCTAAGAAAAGAAGCCCCGTGCAACTTCTTTTTTTTAACGAGATATTTATGAGCCTTTATTTAGAGTAGTATGCAAAAATGGCTTTTTAATAAAACCTTGAAAAGGGTAGGGGAAGATAGCCTACCCATAACAAGAAACGGTAAACCGTTTTTTAAGTAATCCATTGCACCAAATATAAGGAGTTACAGATGTTATATTTTGCTCTTTTAAAAAAACAAATTGCAACACCTGCACTCAATTTTTCCCTTCCCTATAACCCCTAACAACCTCGCCGAAACAGAGTATTATTAAAAGAATGGAGCTAACCATTATGTATAGCGTTACTTCGGACTTGAACCGAATATAAAGCCTGATACTTTGTAACGCTAAAAAAACTTTTTAAGCAATTACAGAAACTTTAATATTGGCCTTTAAGAACTCGGCTATAGCCGTTCTTGCCTCGTTTCTCCACTGCCCACCGTCAGCCTCAAAGAGAGCAACATACGGTATCCCGTTTTCGGTTTTAATCCTAAGTAAGAATTGACTTTCCGGCTGTTCAATTTCTCGGAAAGTACGATAAGGAGAAAGACAGACGATAGGCTTAACATTTTCTTTTCCCACAAGAGCTCCGGAAACGCCTTTTTTAACGGTAATATTTTGGGTAATGCCGTCATCTTCAGTATCTGCCGAGTCTGCTTGTTTGATTTTTGAAACAAGAGCCGATACATACTCAAAGTCATCATTTTCTTTTTTCTGGAAGAGAGAATGAAGTTTTATGATAAAATCTTCTTGAGGTAAGAACTCTCCAAAAGGAAATTCTTTCATTTTTTTATCAATACACGCTTCAATCAAAATCTCCCTGTTTTTTCTGATACCTAAGAGAGTAGACGGTAATGTAACCTTATTCACATCATCAACAACAGCTATATAAGCGTTTGTTAAATCCAAATCATCCACATTCCGGGTTACAAAGTCTACAAAACCGGTTAGACTTGAAACCGTTAAAGGTTTAGCGAGTGCCTCAAAAGCAACAGGGCTTAAATCCCTCGTACTCATCTTTTGACCGTCAACTTCTACTATCATCGATTGAGTTACTAAATCCTCAATCCTATCAATTACTTCTTTTGTTAAATCCATATTAACCTCCTATTGCTGCAATTTTCCCCGTTTCAAAATCCAAAGACTCTTGTTTGGGATTATCCTCATAAGCCATAAGCTCTCCGTCCTCGCTGTCAAAGAAAATAAGGCTCTCTGACGGTTTTAGGCTGGCAAGTTTTGATGTTACGGTCAACTTTGTACTTGCATCTCTTCGGGATTTACCCGGCTTAATATCGAGCTTTATTGTTACCGATCTGACAGCTTGAGGGTCTGTGTTTTCGTCTTCAATATTCGCTAACACCTTCTTAAACTCAACATCAAAAAGGTCAATAAGAGCTCCTCGATTCAATGACTGTAAAGATAATTTTTCCATATCTCTAACCTCCAATTTCATTTTCTTTTTCTACAATCGAGTAAGTAGTCTTTGCTACTACTTTGTATCGATTGAAAAATTCTTCTATTTGTTCAGAGTTAATCCATATAACCCTGTCAACCTGAATACTTCCTATAGTTCTCTCTCTTCTCTGTTTGTATAGAAAAGAAATAGAAACTCCCATTTTTTCGGCGGCCTCGTCAATCCTGTAATAATCAATCCCCTTGATGTTTATCACTTTCTTTTCCTCGAAAAATCCGCTATAATAATGAACGGACACGAAAAAGCCCAAGAAAGGATAATGTCGCAACTCCCTCTTGGGCTTTTTAGCCAAAAGCGGCCGTACAAATGTTGCGACGAACTTATACGGCGGCTCTCAATTTTCATCCTCTTTATGCCGATAAAGAGAATAGATATGGATAAATACATATTTACCGTATCTATTATGTATTATATACATAATCTTATGTATTGTCAATAGTATTTATGTAATTTTTGCATTTTTTATGCAAAAAAAGAGGTTTTTATGTCAATTTTTGATTTATTTAGAAAAAATAAAAAAAATGTAGAGCAACCAGAGAGTGAAATTAAAAGTGAAGTAAAAGAAGAAAAGAAAGAAGTACAATTACTTACAAAAAAAAGAACTGATATAAATACTGATTTAGTTGTTAGACTTCATCCCGATTTGGAAGGTCTTATTTGGATTGGTGATGGTAAATATAAAAATTATACATCAAAACCTAATAGGCGTTATAGACAAGATATAGCCGGAAATGTGTTTATTTTTGAATTTAATGAAGCAACAGAACCTAGCCTGATTTTTACTCGATTAAAGATAAGTAAGCCTGAAAATGTGGCAAATGTTGAAAAACTAAATTATTTTCCTTGTTACGGCCCCAATGTTCATGTTCATTCGGAATTAACGCCTGAACAACGATGGGTATATTTGAATTTTTTAACCAATCCATATACACCTGACATAGATATAGGTTATGTTTTTCTTTTGTACTATGGACTTGAAAGACATTTGCTTGAAGGTGATTTTGATAAAGCTATGGCTGTTATTATAAGATTAAGAAAAGTTCATAAGCAAAAATCTTTTCAAACTTACTCAGGTAATGCTATCATTTTAGCTAGTTTATTAAAACAAAAAGGCGAATGGGCAAAAACTTTTTTTCAATCGCTAGATAACGAAAGGGATGATGAGTATATATTTTCTCACAATTTATATTTACTCGGAGCATATAGCTTTGATATCCCATTATCATCAAAAGATATTGCAAGAATGGCTCAAACATTCGAATTCACTAAGAGAAATTATATAAAAAAATACTATGATTTATTTTTAAAAAATCTTGATATAGTTTTAATACAAAAAACATGTAAAAATACTGTTAGTTTAAAAGATTACATCAACCTAAAAGAGATAAAAAAATTGTCAGTAATTAAAGAGTCCGTATTTATAAATTATTCTATTGAAGCCGATGTCCCCGTTACTCTTGTTCAAGATTGTTTTAAGTTAAAAAGAGATATGAACCTTTTTTTAGAGGCTGCTCATGAGTTGACAAAATTAGAGCTTGCAGAGTTACGCAAACGGGGTGATATAAAACCAGAGCCTAAAAAGCCTAAAAAAGAGATATATTTTCAAGAAAATTATATAACCGCTGCATTTATGGAATATAAAATAAATGTTAAAGATATAGATGAACAAAAGGGTATAATTGATTTTCATGATGATTTTAATATTTATGACCAAATGAGGGAAGATGCTTATAGTCTTGAAAAAGGTGATATTACCAGAGCTATTGTACTGTATTTAAAAATCTTAGGTAAAACAACACCCATAGGTTCATTTTATTGGGAACGCCCACTGATTTTGCTTGAAAGAATAAAAATGTATAAAGAGGCTTATTTTATTTGTCAAAGAGCTGCAAAAGTGGCTAAAATGCCACATGTTAGTATGGGTGATTTTGATTTGAGGTTAGCACGGCTTGCTAAAAAAGTAGAAACTCTTGATAATCAGGACTAGATAAATAGAGGTTTTTTTGTGGAAATTTTAAAAGAAAAAGACAGGCTAAGAGAAATTAGGCATTTTTTGCATGAAACTCAGGAGAATATGGGTAAAAAGTTTGATAAAACTCAAACAACATGGGCTAATTATGAAACTGGCAGGTCTGATATTCCGGCTGATGTATACATTAAGCTTCAAGAAATGGGCTTTAATATAGAATGGCTTAAAAACGGTGTCGGTAGTATGTATTTAAAAGATAAAATGCCGATAGTAAAAAATGAGGCCGATGCAGAAAAAAAAGGACTTATTCCTTTCTATGATATAGATGTTACGGCTCATATCTCCGAGATATTCACGGATACGCCTCATTCTGCCCCCGCTTATTGGCTTGACATTCCGCATTTTAAGGGCTCGATAGCCTGTAGAGTATCGGGCGACTCGATGGCTCCCGAAATATCATCAGGTGATATGATTTTGGTAAAAAAAATCAACAACCCCGATGTAATCCTTTGGGGTGAAATCTATCTTGTCGTAACTGATGAGACTGCAAATAATCTATGTACGATTAAAAAGCTATATCAAGGTAGAAACCCCGATACTTTTATTCTAAGGTCTATAAACCCCGAATATGCAGGAGATACGGTAATCCCTAAGCAATCAATAATAACTATAGCCCATGTAATCGGGTGTGTTAAGATGTTTTAGAAAGAAAAAGGCAGGAATTGCTATTTTTTTATAAAGTAAATTGATCTAGGTTATTAGACTGTTTTTCTTGATTTTCTTCTATTAAATTGTCTAGTTGTTGTTCTATTTTTGTATTATATAAATGTTGTATGATTTTTTGACGAAGGTTAACAATGTCAAAGAACCATAATAAAAAAATTATAGATAAACCAATCAAAAAAAATTTTATCAACAATTTCTTTTCTTCTACTTTTAATTTTGTTTGATTGAAAGTATTTATAAACCCATCTATCATAGAAGATGAGCCTTTAATATCAGACTTTTTTTTATGTGTTATATTTTCAATAAATGAAAATAGACTATGTAATGCAGTAAGCAATATAAATCCCAGCAACCATATAACCAGTATAAGTCTATATATTGAGGCTTTTTCGATGTTTTGTAATACTGAAGATGTAAAAGTTAACCCTGCAACAAATGTAATAACGATTGCTGAAAATATCCCTAAAATTGCTATATATTCTTTCTGCATTGAGTTAACTTTATCTTTAACTTCATTAAGATTAGTATTTGCTGAAATAATTTCTTTCTCTGTTTTATTAATTTTTTGACTAATTTTTTGCGTGTCATAAAATACAGACATTCTAAATGTATCAATTGTTAAGTTATCATAAATGCGTATAATAGCTTTAACATAAGCCTCATTTTGATTGTCTGATGCACAAACTTTATCATATAAGAGACGTAAATTGGTATCTAAAACAGATATGCTTCCCTTATTTTTTGTTATTAAAAATAATTTAGAATATAAAGGGCGAAAATCATCTACAAATATTTCTTGAAAATTTTTTATATACATATTAACATCTGTCCTTTCTATAGGAGATTCTGCTAACTTTTTAAATATTTCTTCAAGAGTTTTTTGTTTCGTTTTTATTGTTGTATCGTCCATATTCTTTTAGTATTTGTAGAGGGATTATTGCATAATTACCTTCTCCTTCTCGGTATATAGTATGCCATGCGGAACCTTTCTCATGTGTTTCAGTTACTAAATCCCATACATATTTTTCTCTTTTATCTTCAATTATGCTATCTATAAGTTTTTTTTGAGTTTCTTTAAATTTGGGCAAGTCCTTATCGGAATATTGAATATCTATTGGTAAAGATGAGTATTTTCTATAATGACGATAGACTTGAGGAACAACCGGACCGAATTTTCGTGCTTGTATATCGTCTTCAAAGCAGGGTTCTCCGAATTTCTGCAAGAAAGCAATCTGAATATAGTACAATATTTTTAGTAACTTTAGATTACTAATAGGGTAGTTATCTAAAGTGCATTTATTTATTATGTATTTTGCAACCTCCATAGCTCTCATATTTACCCCCAAATTGTACTAAAATAAACTAAATGATTATATATAATAAACAAAAAAATGTCCATAGTGTAACTATAAAAAATTGTTTTTTTATAGTTAGCCTAATTTACCCAAACTCTACATTCTTTTCCCTTTTTACCGGTTTATACTCTGCTAAACCTCTTAAAGCCTCCTTCTTCTCGTTAAACTCATCATCTGTTTCATGACTGGAATAGCCGGCATAAGTCCTTTCATTCTTATGACCGGTAATGCTCATTCCAGTGCGTTTTTTTGTATTATTGGCCAAATAAGTCGCTACATAGTGCCGCCAAGAATGAAAGACGATGTTGCGTTCTTGCCGTTCTCTTTCGGTTATGCCTATAAGTTCCAGAGCTTCATTAAAGCTGCGGTTAATACTTCTTTGACTTATAGGCTTTTGAGGATCACTGGAATAGAATATAAAAGGGTTATCCAATAGGCGGCTTAAATTGTCTTTATCATCGGCTAATTCAAGGAGTAGTTTCCTTGTTTCAGGCATTAAGGGTATAGTTCTTGATGTTCCTGTTTTAGTTGATTTTAGGCCGTCAACTTGCGACCATGAGTGTTGAACAAATATTCTATCAAGTCCTATATCGTTTTTTCTTAAAGCGAGGATTTCTCCCAACCTCATACCTGTTTGACTTGCTAAAAGAGAGGCTGCATAAGCTCTTTTACTTTTCCATTTTACGCTAAGAAGTCTATCCGTTTCTTCGTATGTGAGTATGCCCCGTTCTTTAGCCGGTTTTGAAAACTTAAAAAGTCCGATGCTTATATCCTGATTAATAATTTTTTTTATAAAGGCATATTTTAAAGGCTGACATATAGATTTCCCTATATCGTTGATCGTAGAAGATGATAAACCTTTATCTTCACAGGTAAATAGAAAATCATTGATAATATCGATATTAAGTTCGGATAATCTCATATCACCCAAAATCGGTAAAGCATGCTTTTTAAAGGCATAAAGCATATTCTTACAATGGGTAGTGCCTATTGTTTTGCCGGTTGATAGTCTTTCTTTAACATATTTACTTGTTTCTATGTTCCAAAAATCAAGAACATAATCGCTTAGTAGTGGGGTAGAGTCATCTCGTATTTCTACATCCTGTCTTACAAAACCTCTTGCTTTAAGTGCCGTTAATATCTTATCGGCAGCATTAACATCAAACTCTTTGCTTTTGATTGTCATCAAAATATAATCTAGTTTTTCAATTTCAATTAGCTGGCCTTTATTGGGTATACCATTCTTCAGCCATTGAATGACAGTTTTTTCAGCATCTTTTTTATTTTGAGTTCCAAGTGATATTGCCGGTAGATATTCTCCGGTTTTTGCGTTTAAGAACCGGACTGCACAATTACGCCCGCCTCTTGCACTGTAAAGCAGGTATT